CCGGCCTCGGCTCCTCATCCTCACGGGTCACGAGTTCGAGGCTCCGTTCCGGCGTCTCCAGAGTTCCAGCTTTCACGCTCATGGTTCGGGCTCCTATGGCGCCGGCGGCATCGGCTCCTCCGACGTTGCGGCGACCGCGCCGGGCAGCATCGCCGCGACGGGCTGGCCGGCCTGGGTCGTCTTGCGCGGGTCACTGTCGAGGACGAGGCCCAGCTCGTCGAGCAGCTTGTTGTCGGCGGCCATCTCACGGAGGACCACGGCGGGGTCGTATCCGCGTTCTCGAAGCGCGTCCGACAGCGTCTGAATCCCCGCGCGAACGTTCCGAGTGATCGCGAGGCCTTCGGCGGCCGGATCGATGAATGGTGCCGGCGGGGGGGTCCACTCGGCTCCCGGAGGATTGCGCACCCCCATGATTTCCGCCGCCTGCATCGCCCACGCCCAGACCGGATTGCAGAACTGCGGGATCAGCGTCCTCCACCGCCAGTCGTCGACCCGGGCCCAATGGCGCAATCTGGACATGCGGGCGGCGGAGAAGGGCATTCCCGTGTAGTCGCCGGTGAGGTCCTCGTAGGCGACGCCGAGTCCGGTGGCGATCGCCCGCAGGGAGGTCCTCGTGTAGTCCGCATACTCGCGCACCGCCGGCGGCTCGACGACGCTGATCGACCGGCCTGGAGGGAGGTTCAGGACCATCCCCGGCTCGAGGCTGTCGATCGGAGGCTGTTGCGTATCGTCGGAGGTTCCAAGTGGCGGCGCCGTCCCATCGACATCGCTCGTGAGCACGGCGAGACAAGCCGCGATCTTCTGCTTCATCAAGGTCGCGTCCTCGTACTCATCGAAGTCCTTGAAACGAAGGAGGACGGGCGCGAACCAGGAGGGCCCGCGCACCTGGCCAGGGCGGGATTGCTTATAGATGTGGAGCACCCCCTCGGCCGGGACCCGGCGGGAGTTCCCGAAGATGGCCCCGGACCCGAGGATCTGCGCCCCCGGGTGCTCGGAAAAGAGCCAGTAGGCGACGCGCCGACCAAGGACGTCGAACTCGACGCCATGAATGATCCGGCCCCCGTTCGGGAGCATCAAGCCGGTCTTCAACGTGTCGAGATAGTCTGGGTCGAGGATCTGGAGCTGCAGCGGGAGCGGTAGGTCATCCTCGGGGCGCCGGAAGCGTCGGCGCACGAGAACCTCCCCCGACTCCACGACCGTCCGCATGACCAGCTTTTGCAACCCCGCGAAGTCCTGGCGGCCATCTGCATCACAAGCCGTCGTGCCTGCCCACTCCTCCCAGACCTCCGCCGCGGCCGCGTTGGTCACTTTCGGCTTCGCCACGATCCCCCAGCCAACGACGTGATCGCCGATCGTGGTGAGCGCACTCTCGGCATAACCGTTGTTCCGCACCAGGTCCCGGGCTGCCTCGCGGAGTCTGGAGAGAGCCGGGCCGGCGACGGAGTTCGCATCACCAGAGGAACGGTTCCAGTTCTGCGTCCGGCGACCTGCAGAGGCGGCCTCATAGTGCCGAGTCAGAAGATTCGATGCGGCTCGCGCTCGGAGCCGCATCAGCCCACGCTGAGGCGCTAAGAACCCCACGACTCGATCAAGCCACGTCGGACGGAGGTGCTTGACGGAATTCAATCAGACCCCCTTGCTCGTGGCCGCGAGACGATAGTTCTTCGACGTGCCCGCAGCCGTGTTGACTTCACCTTCCATCAAGGCGAGGAGCTTCAACATTTCATCGAGCGAGCGGAAGGTGAACGTCTGGTCCCCGAACTGGATGGACTGGAGCGCACCGCCATCGGCGATTGCCTTCTTGAGCTTATCGATGTCGTCCTGAGTCCAAGCGGCCACCGCATCCTCCTATCCGACCGGAAACACTTCGTCCATGCGGAGCGCCATCATGTGGCCGCAGCTCGGGCAGGCCACCACGGCGCTCCTGGGTGGGGGGGCCTCCGGGGTTGCCTTCGCCTTCTTCGGCGTGGCCTGAGCCGGCGGCGCCTGGATCGGTTCCAAAGGCTCCGCTTCGGGCTTATCGTTCCTGGTCTTCTCCATCAAGTCCTCCTTGGATGTCATCGTAGCCACCCGCCCCGCCGCGGACCGAGCCATCGTTTCCGGGCTGGCAGCGGGGGCGGTTTTGGTGCCGCCGGGTTCCTCAGGCGCTGGGCTAGCAATTCCAGGTCCGGATGCAACAACCGGAGGGCGGCGATGGCGTACACCGCGCAGTCGAGCGCCTCGTTGCGCGTCCGGATCTTCTTCCAGACCTGGGAGGGCTGGCCCTTCGAGAATTTCGTCACGAGGCGTTCGCTCGTTAGCTGGGCCGCGAGTTCCTCGTCCGCCCAGTAGACATGTGGAATGTGGACAAAGCCGGGCCCTTTCACGGTCAACGCCATCCGCGAGACCAGGAGCGCCTTCGCCGCGTCGACGCCGACCGTGTAGAGGGGGACCTGGCGCTGCTGCCGTCCCCATTTCCGCGGGGAGGGTGACGAAACGATAGGGCGCTGGCCATCACGGCCGATCACCGCATAAACGCGCCGCGCGGCCTGCCTCGCGGCGTAGTCATAGACGAGCGTCGTCCGATGGCCTGCCGAGTCGATACACGCGGCCTGGACCGCGAGGCGCTGGTCGGTGGCGTGCCGGTATTGGTGATCGAGGACCTCATCGAGCATCTTCCAGGGTTCGGGCTGCGAGGTGTCGCCCGGAAGCGTTTGCCGGTCGACCAGCCACGACTCCTCGCCAGGGCCCCAGCCGATCACGAGCATCTCGAGGCGGTCGTCCTGGACGTCGACGCCCATGGTCAGGCAGCAGCAGCCCTCCGGCATGTCCAGGTCCCCATATTTCTCGCGCCGCATCAGGAGAACGTGTGGCTCAACCCCCTCACCGGCATCGGGCTCGATCGGCTCCCCGAGGGTCGTGTTCTCCCAGGTATGCATCTCGCTCCGGTCACCGGCCTTCTGCAGCTCCCGGGCACGGAGGAACCCGGCCACGATTTCCGCCAGCGACGACAGCGGGGAGTAGGCTTCCCACAGGTGAAAGGAAATGATCGACTCCTCGCGCCGTTTCGCCTCGGGTCGCCACTCCCCACGGTCCAGGATGGCCAGCCGTTCGGCGTCTCCGATGGCGTAGTCGCACGTCTTGAGCTGGGGGCCGCCGTGCCCGGGCCCCGGGCAGTGAATCCTTGCTGTCGAGGGGTCCTCGTCCCTCCATCGGACAGCCGCCCACGTGAAGGCGAACATGTGACCGCACGTGGGGCACGGCACGTAATAGCGCCGCTGGTCGCCCCGCTTGAACCAGGTGTGAATCGAAGCGCCCTTCAGGGTCGGCGACGAGAGCATGAGGACCCGTCGGCGGCGCCGATAGGCCGATGTCCGCTTCAGGGCGATCGCCATCGTCGATCCCTCCCCGGGCAACTCCGGCGGGTATCGGTCGATCTCGTCCAGCACGAGGAGTCGGGTCGATCGGGCCGCCAGGGAGGCCGCGGAGTTCGCCCCGCCGATCGCCAGCGATCCACCGCGGAAGGTCTTCTGCAGCGTGGTATTGCTCGAATCCTTCGCCCGTTTCTTGCTGACCCGGTCCCGGAGGATCGGACTGGCAGCAATGACCGGGTCAAGGCGGTTCTTCGCGAAGTCCTTGGCCATGGGGTCCACGGTCGGCTCGACGACGAGGATCGGGCACGGGTCGTGCGCCATGTGGTAGCCCACCACGTTGACAGCGATGGAGGTCTTGCCCCACTGCGAGGAGCCCATCACGACAACGATCTCGATGCCCCGCTCATGGAAAGCGTCCATGATGCCCCGCTGATAGGGCGCGAAGCTCGTCTGCCAGTGCGTCCCCGCCAGGGGTCCCGTGGTGACGATGAGCTCGCGGTCCGAAAACTGCGAGACGGTGAGGTCCGGAGGTGGCCGGAACCCGGTGCGGACCCGGGCCAGGCTTGCCTCGACCGCGGGGATGACGGCGAGCGCTGCGCTCACGCTGCCCGCATCTTTCGCGTGCGGCGTTTCGCCGCCGCCGGTTCGTCGCCACCGCCGGCCAGCTCGCCGAGCACTTCCCGCACCGCCTCGTCAAGAACGCGCTCCACTCCGCGCTCACCCTCGAGCGTGGCCGCCCTCGTGATCCGATCCGAGAGGGTCGTGCGCCAGGCCAGGAGCTTGGCCCTCACCGCAGCCACCTCGCCGCCCCAGGCCTTCTCGACCTCGGTTCGCGGGAGCAGCTCACGCTCGCGCGCCTTGTGGAGCTGCTCGGCGAGAAGGGCCTGCCAGTGCTCTTTCCGGGCGCGCTCCTGGGACCAGTCCAAGCTCCCTTCGCCCTTGGCCACCTCGGCTCGCGCGCCCAACCACGCTCGGACCTCTGTCTCGTCGTAGCGCGACGGCCGACCGCCGCGGCCGCGAAGAGCGACGGGCAATCCCTCCTCCTGCCACTTCGGGATCGTCCGCGGGTTGCAGCCCAGGGCCCGAGCCAGTTCGACGCGGGTCAGCGTCTTGGCCCGCGGCACCTTCGCGTTGCTCTTCCTGCCCATGCCGAATGCCCCTACGGACCCGTAAACACTGAAAAAACTGAGCGCCAAGGCTTGCC